GGGAAATTTGTGCCATCATCGAACGCGTCCTGGAACGAGTTCGGCAGGACGGGATTGGCCGAATTGTTGGTGAACATGAGGCGAGCCATGTTCTGGCGTGTAACGGCATACACGTCGTTCATGCGCGCCTTGAGGAGGCTAATCTCGCGATCGGTAGCCTGGATTACCGTCTCGCCAAACGGCAGCGGGACCGGTACGACCCAGTAGGCCAGATTGAATTGCATATTTTGAATGCCGGGAGTGATGACCGGCGAATTGAACCCGCCACCATAATTCGTAAATTGACCCTGCACCATGCTCTGGCCTTGCGCCGGTAAAGTAACTTGGTTCAAGCCACCAGCTGCGCGCTGCGCGTTGCCCGTCATGTAGAACAGCGTCGGCGATCCGAAGTAGATCTGCACGAACAGACGAGGCACGAAAGCGCGTCGAGTCACCGCAGCAAGTTCGTTGTATAAAGATCCTGCCGCGGGCGCAACGCCGATACCGGGAAGTGGCAATGTAGCCTCCTACTTTCAGCGTCTCGTTGGAGTCCGCACCTCAGAGAGCGTGTCGCGCACCATCTTGTCGAGAAGCGGCGTGCTCTCACCCTTGGTCTCGATGAGCCTTTTCAGGTCATCATCGCCTTCCTTGGGCATTTCCATGAAGTTCCATGCGCCCGACCCGCTGGGCGTAATCGGCGCCTGCGGCGGATGCAGCTTCTCATGGTAAGCAGCGGCGATCTCGGGATCGATGATCCCGCGCTCTTCCATGATCTTCTCGACCGCCTTGATGCCTTCATCGGTCCAGCCGTCCTGGCGCAAACGATTGAGCCCGGCGGCGACCGTGCCTTGCAATGCGTTGAGTTTGTCTTGCTTCTCGCGCTCGGCCTTTTCATCGGCCGCCTTCTTCTCGGCGTCGTCCAACCGCTTCTGCATTGCGGTCAGCTGCTCGTTGACCGGAGCCATGGTGTCAAGTTCAGGTGTCTTGGCGTTCGGATCCACCATCTTGTGCGCTTCCTGCAGTTTCAGGCGCGCCTTGGGATCCGCGGCGATCTTGGCGAGTGCGTCACGCACCCGTTTGTTGACGAGAAATTCTTCTTCGTCGACTTCGACTTTGGCCATCGGTTACTTCCCAACCGTCGAGCCAGCGTTCGGAACGTGGCTCAGATTGAGTGACATCGACTTCTGCTGCGCCGGCAGATGGCTCTTGCGGCCACCAATCTCGATCTCTTCCATGCCGACGCGCACGATCTGCTCGTCGCTAGTTGGGACGGACTTGGCCGAATTCTGGAAAATGTTGACGTTCGACATGTTGACTCCTCAGTAGCCGTAGCCGCGGCGCGGCCGTTCGGCACTTACAACCCCCGCCTCATAATTCTTGCGTTCGCCGGGAAGCCGCGCATCGCGACTATCCTTCGAATCCATGGCCGTCATAACAGCTGTGCCCGCGCCATTGCCCATGCAAGAGCGAGCCTCTTCTGCAGTCATTTTGTCTTTGAAAATGTTGGCCATCAGGCAGCCTGCATCTGTTGTGCGGCGCCTTGACCCGGAGGCATCTGCGGTGCGCCTTGCGGTGCGCCTTGCGCCCCACCCTGCGCGCCTTGCATCATGCGCTGCCTGAGTGCCTGCATCTGCGCATTCTGCTGAGTGTTCTGCATTGACATGCGATCGATGTTCGATTTCTCCGCGGCCGGGGATACCGAGCCGTCAGGAACATGCTTGAGCAAAATGCCAATCGCCTTGTTGACGTCCTTGCCGACATCGGTCGCGCCGGCCATCGACTGCATTTCCATGAGTTGCTTAAGAACTAGCCCCAGCCTTTGCAGGACGGCAGCCTCATAGCCCTTATTCGGAGTTGGCCCCGTTGCCGAGGATGCGCCGAACGGAGGCTGTTGAGGTGTTCCCTGCTGGGCTGGGGCTGAAATTGGCATTGCAGCCTGTTGTTACTTGCGCCGGCCGCGCCGACCACGTCGATTACGCTCGAGCATGATGCTCTCCTTTTGAAATCGGGGGTTTTCCCGATGCCCCTTAGAATTTGCCAAAATCCACCAATAAGCAATAAAGCAACGTGTGAATGGAGGTACTTGCAATGTCTTTCTATACCTTGTAGTATTTACCCCCATGCAAAACTCGCATTCGGGCACAGAACCAATCTTCATAACCGTCAAACGCGCAGCCACTTTGATGGAACTAACACCCCGTTATGTTTATCAATTGATTCAAAGAGGCAAAATCCCGCAAGCACGCCATTTTGGACGCGTCATTCGAATCCATCGCGAGGCTTTCATGGAATGGTTGAACAAGGAGGAAAAGCTAAATGTATAGTTTGTCGATCACGTTCGGCCCCGCCAACGGCATGTGGGTCTTCATGTACAAGGACGGCGAAAAAGCCAGCGAAGTCTTTCGAAATATTACACTTCAAACTGAACCTGAAATTACGATTTTTGTTTTTGATGACTTTGGACAGCAAGCAATTTTGCGCTCAACAAGTATACACGCTGTAATGCTGGAAGATCTCGAACAGTCGAAGATGGCTCACATCGAGCAGAGCCTGCATCGAGCCCGCATGCAAGCCCGTGCCCAACAGATGGCATCTGGCGACGCGATCCTTCGCAATGCCGCGGCGATGTCCGGTCCAGCCGTGTTCCAGCCAGGAATGGGTCCAGGCAACGGGCGCTTCCCGCAAGGCTAACGCTTGCCACCCGTCAACTGCTTGAGCACCAACTTCTCGCCGATCTCGGGATGCTGCTGCAATAACAACTGCTTCTCCTCGGCCGCCCGCTTCTGACGTTCCTTGAGGCTCGTCTTGGCTGCTGCCTTGTTGGGCAATTGCGTGTTGTCGATGACGTACTCACCATCGACGATCTGCAGCTTGTGCGCCGCCATGACGAGTTGCGTATTTTCATCCTGGAAGATCGGACTCGAGCTGTGGCTGTCCACCGTTACGCGCCAGTCATCCGGCAAGTCCGTCAGCAAGAACGACGAATTTGCAATGGTCTCGGTTGTGTCGCCATCCGTCCAGTACTTGGTCGGATCCTTGGCCTCGCGAACAGCCAGGGTGAGATCGGCCGCAATCGCGATCTGTCGTTCCACGATCAGCGAACGATCGCGTAAGGTCGGCGATCCGGTCTTCAACAACGTCGAGGCATGCGACTGGGCGCGAACGCCGGGCTCACCTTGCCCCTGCATCAGCGGCGGGAAGCCGCCCAAAATGTTGATCTGCTCGATCAGAAACTTGATATACGGCACGATCTCGGGCGGCAAATTCGGCGTCATGTCCTTGACTTCGGAACCTTGTACCAAATTAATGTAGCCGGCGCCTCGCAACTGCCCATAACGCTCATCATCGATGCCATTGTCGCCCGTGAACGCCATGATCTTATCGACCTGCAACCCGATCAGCCGCTTCTGGTCGTCGAGCGTCGTCGACAGCAGCGCCTGCGGCTCGATCAAATCGATCAGCTCGCTGCGACCCCAGAACCAGTTCGTCACCCGGTTGGGCTGAATAATCGAATATGGCTGCAATTTACTGCCCTTCACCAGCAAATTCGCCTTCTTGTACAACGGACAGATGATGACATCCGGCTCAATCATGATGATGGTCGTATAATCATCGTCATCCTGAACCCAGATCTCATGCACGTTCACGACGTCAGCGGCGATCTGCGGCCCCATGATCGCGTAATTCGGGTCGTTGTTGAGCTGCACGATGCCGCCAGGAAGCGGCCGGGTCATGCCTTGCACGCCGGTATTGAGCTGGCTGGTTGACAGCACCTGATGGAAATAGCTCTGCGGATCCGACAGCGCCGCGCCGCGCATGGCGTGCGTGGAAATGCGCTGGTACATCTTCTTGGCATTCGGCAGATGCCAGATGCGCCGCCAGATCTCGGGCAACGTCATGGTTTGCGTTTCACAAACCGCCGGCTGTTTCTTGAGATCGGTCTCAGACTCGTTATACACGCCAAACTGCCAAGGCATCACCAGTTTGGCATAATAATTCGGACTGAGATTCGGACCTTCCGACTGCACCCACTGTTTCAAGATAGCACAGCCATACTTGAGCGATTCAAAAACGCCCTCGCCCCACAGAAGATCCGTGTCGTTACGATCCCATTGCCGCGTCAAGACGTGCGCAACAACGGCACCGCGGTCCAGCACCTGCTTGGGATATTTTAGCTCGAAGTCGATCGAGAACTTCAACTCCACCGGGCTGTACAGATGTGCCGCGGTGCGGTCTAGGTGTTTGTACAACAAATTCAGCAGCGACTTTGTGCCATCGTAGCGGCCGGTCTCAGCGATCGCGCTCAGCATTCGGTAA